ACAGGAACTGTTTATGAGATGGGATACTTTAAAGCTCTGACAGATCACTTCAGATACAAAAGCGATCGCTCCGAAAAAGACTTGCGAAGGTATTCAATAACCTGCACAGATGAAAATTTCGGGCTGAACATAATGATAAAGGAGTCTGTTGATGCTCACATTGTTGGGCAGAAAGACCTAAAGGCTTTTTGCGGGATCATTGCTGGCAACTGGGATGCCCCGGCTGGAAAAGAGAGGGATCCAAAATGGTCAGATAATTATGGGAGGCGGGAAAAAATATTAAGTCAATTCCAAAATTTTAATCCTGATGTGATCTAATGAATATTGTAAAGATATTCAGCATCTCCCAGAGCATGTCTTCTATTAATAGGTATTCGCAGATAAACCTTTTGCACCCAGAGTCAGTTCTTGAGCACACAGGATTTGTCTGTTTATTCACATACCTTACATGCTCCGAGATAAATTTCTCGTGCAAGAAAAAAATAGATACTGGGTTGGCGCTCAAGAAAGCAGTATTTCATGATGTTGATGAGGTTGTGACCGGGGACATTCCTAGACCAACAAAGTATTTTAGCAATGAGTCAAAAGACATATTCGACAAAATTGCATCGCAAGGAATCACCCAGATCATATCTGAACTTGATATAAAAAACAATGAAGGTTCCCGGGAGATAGAGGCTCTTTGGAAAAATTCAAAAAACGATGATGAAGGAAGAATCGTTGCTCTTGCAGATCTTGCGGCTGTTGTTTATAAAATTTGGGAGGAGGTTATTTTGCTTGGGAACAAAAAACTCGTCCTTCAAGGTAAACAGGTTTTTGGTTACATAAAAGATTTTTCAGAGTCTCTTGAGCAACAAGAAATGGACAATCACCACAGAGTTGTTATTGGGAATATTGTCTGTCAGCTTTTAGATATTTCCTCCTCAATAAGCGAAATGGAAGACCCAATGATTGGGACACTTGCATCTCTCAACAACCCAGAAAAAAATTAGAAAGGATCTAAAGATGAGAAAGAAAATTATATTTTTGACTTTGTTGCTTGGTGCTTGCTCGACGAATCAACTGAGTGAGGCACCAAGTTGGTACACCGAGCCACCGGATGATAAGAACTCTCTTTATGCATCCGGCTATGCATCAGATCAGAATCTTCAGTTCGCTATTGAAGTTTCCGAGCTGAGTGCCAAAAGGACAATCGCAAGCCAGATCTCTACAACCATCAATGGGCGGTCAAAGTATTATCGTGGTGCTGGCGGGAAAAATCTCTCCGAGATTGCATCTGTTGAAACAATTGACAATGTCAATCTCTCTGGCTTCAAGAGGCAGGAGATCGAGGTTGTTGAGCGGGATGGTGTCTACAATGTTTACATCCTCCTTGCCTATCGGCTAGACAACGTATCTCAAGAGCCAGAGATATTCAAGAGCATCAAGCCATGATAAGGAATACAATTATTGTGGCAATGGCCATTTGCATCGCTGTCATGCTAAACAAGCAAGGTGGTGAGACAACAGGAGAGGCATTCACCAGAGTCGGGGAGAATGTCTATGCAACAACGATCAAAATTTTTAGAGGAAATTTCGACAATGGCTGAAAGAATAATAATATGTGATCTCGATGGGACATTGTGCAACTGTGATCATAGGCTAAAATTTGCCAATCAGAAAAACTGGGATGAATTTAATGAGCGTTGCATCGATGATACAGTTAACTCTGACATTGCAAATATCCTCAGCAATCTGAGGTCTAAAGAAACTCACATCTATCTTGTTAGTGGGCGCGACAGCAATTTCAAAGATAAGACTATTGAGTGGCTTCGTCTGAACGACATATATTATGACAAGCTCTTGATGAGAGGTGCTGAAGATTACCGACCAGACTACGTTGTCAAGAAAGAAATACTCGACAATGAGATTGAAAAGAGCAAGGTTTGGTTTGTCCTTGATGACAGGCAATCTGTTGTTGACATGTGGAGAAAAAGTGGGCTGAGATGCCTGCAAGTTCAAGAAGGAGATTTTTGATGACTATCAGGATGACTGGCAATGACATAGAAATCGATGGCGAAAAAGTTGCAAGGATCTTAGACGTAAATGCGACCACCCGGCATAGGCTCTATGAATACATTGAAAATGCTAACGGCTACCCAGAGGTTCTGAAAGCTGCAACTGAATTGCAAACAGAGCTTGTTCTGTCTGAGGAGTCTGCAGAGAAGGCATATTCAGATGGCAAGTCAGATGGCTACGCACAGGGGAGAGAAGATGGCACATCCTACTGAACACATAGCAGAGGCACTTGAGACATTCAAAGAGCGAAACAAAGCCTATGGCGATAACTATCTAACTCACGGATATGTTATGAAGGCTTTGTTTCCAGATGGTGTGGATCTTAAAACTGAGAAAGAATATAACAGATTTGGAATTGTTAATATGATGGTTGCGAAGCTGACAAGATATTGTCAGGGCTGGCCAGCTGCACACCAAGACTCAATTCATGATCTCGGTGTTTACTCTTTTATGCTTGAGAGTTTAGACGATGATAGTGTTTGATCTTGAGACGACAGGTCTCCCGAAAGCTGAAGGTGCAGACTTAGACCTTCAGCCTAGGATAACAGAGTTCGGAGCAATCAAGCTAGATGAGGATCTTAATGAGATTGGAGTGCTTGAGTTCATGTGCAATCCCGGCATACCACTCGATCCAAAGATCACAAAAATAACTGGGATAACAGATGAGGATCTTGCGGACAAAAAACCTTTCGTTGCAATGTTCAATGAGGTCTGTGAATTTTTCTTAGGAGAGAGAACTCTTGTTGCGCACAATCTACCATTCGACAGAACTGTTCTCAGGTTCGAGCTTGAGAGGCTGGCCAAGGTAACGAGTTTCCCTTGGCCACCAGATCAGATCTGCACAGTTGAGGTTGGCGAGACTGTTTGGAATAGAAAGCGTAAGCTGGTCGACATATATTTTGAGGTAACAGGGCAAGAGCACAAAGGTGCTCACCGATCAATCGCAGATGTTCGTGCTCTGATAGAAGTTGTCAAATGGTACAGAAAGGAGGGGCATGCCTAATGCTCCAGATAAAACTCCGCACCGAATATTCTTTCCGCACAGCCTATGGCCCTGTCAACAGAGCAATAGATGCAGCAGAGGGTGATGCTGTTGGCATCTGCGACACAGGCACTTGGGGCCACGTGGCTTTTCAGCGTGCTTGTAAGGAAGCTGGCAAGAAGCCGATATATGGTGTGGAGATAGCTTTTGTTGATGATGCACGATCAAGAGAGAAGCAACCAACGAACTACATGTCATTCATCGCCAAGAACAATGAGGGGTTGAAAGAAATATATGAGCTCGTTACCAGATCTACAGATAATTTTTATTACATACCTCGGCTTGATTATTCTGATCTTTTTGATATATCCGAGAATGTAATAATTCTTTCCGGGACCAACCCTAACTGGGGGATGTTACCAGCGACGCACAAAGAAAATCTCTACATAGAGATTGGGCCAATGAGCACCAAGAAGTGCCTAGAGGCAGTTGGCAAAGGCTTTAAGCCAGTTGCTGTCAGTGATAACTTTTATCCAAAGGTAACAGACAAAAAGGTTTATGAGGTTCTTACTGGACGCAATCGCCAGTCAAGAACTAAGCCCATGCACATTCTCAGTGAGTGGGAGCTTAGGTCCATTGTAAAATGGCTTCCAGACGAGGCTATAGCCAACACACACGCGATCTCTGAGCAATGTGATGCGAGCCTCCCCCAAGCACAAATGGTGCGCTATAAGACCAATAAAACGCTAGAGTCACTTTGCATAGCAGGAGCAAGCGAGCTTGGGGTTGATCTTGACGACAAAGAATATTCCAAAAGGCTAAACCACGAATTAAAAATGATCTCGCACAAAGAATTCGAGGATTATTTTTTCGTTATCGCAGACATGGTCAAGTATGCTCGCCAGCACATGCTTGTTGGACCAGCAAGAGGCTCCGCAGCAGGATCGCTTGTTTGTTACCTGCTGGGCATAACAAATGTTGATCCTATCAGGCATGATCTCCTTTTTGAAAGATTTATCGATGTCACGAGAGATGACCTCCCGGACATCGATATTGATTTTCAAGATGATCGCAGAGAGATGGTTTTTGAATATCTGCGCAACAAGTATGGAGCGGAGAAGGTTGCGCATCTTGGGACAGTTTCAAGATACAAAGCCAAGAGCACAATCACTGAGGTTTCCAAAGAGCTTGGCATCCCGATGTGGGAGGTCAACGACCTCAAGGGTGCAATAATTGAGAGGAGTGGTGGAGACTCTAGAGCAGCATTCTGCATTCTTGACACATTCAATGAGTTGGACATTGGCAGGGATATTCTAGAAAAGTATCCGCAGATGAAAATAGCAGCTGATATGGAATATCATGCCCGCCACAGCGGTGTTCATGCAGCAGGTATACTTGTAACGGAAGAGCCAGTGCACAACTACTGCTCAGTAAGTAGCTATGGAGGGTCTGCGCAGATAGACAAATATGATGCTGAGAGCCTAAATTTGTTGAAGATAGATGCCCTTGGTCTGAGGACACTCAGCATTCTCCAAGACATACTTGATCAGGTAGGCTGGGAAAGAGAGCAGCTAATAAATTATCAACTGTATGACAAGGATGCATATGCAATACTAAATGATGAGAAGTATGCTGGCATATTCCAGTTCGAGGGATATGCATTGCAATCCGTTACGCGTCAGATGAAGGTTCATGATTTCGAAGACATTGTTGCAATAACCGCACTCGCTCGTCCCGGACCACTAAATTCAGGAGGTGCAACAGAATATATAAAAAGACATACGGGGGAAGCAAAAAAAGAATATCTGCATGAGCTTGCAAAAGAAACGACTGAAATAACAAACGGAGTTGTTATATACCAAGAGCAGGTGATGAAAATTGGCAGAGAAATTGGAGATCTTTCTTGGGAGGATGTCAACCAGCTAAGACGAGCAATGAGCAAGTCTCTCGGGCAAGAATTTTTCGATAGATATTTCGAAAAATTTAAAATTGGAGCAGAGAAGAAGGATGTTACAGAGGACGAGGCAAAAAAGATATGGGATCACATCAACACTATGGGCAGTATGGCTTTTAACAGGAGTCATGCTGTTAGCTATGGTATTCTTTCTTATTGGTGCTGTGTTCTTAAGTATAAATTTCCTCTGGAGTTTGCCGCAGCGTGTCTCCGGAATGTCAAGGATGATTCGCAAGGTGTGAAGCTATTAAGAGAAGTTGTCCGGGAGGGAATGTCATACAAATCATTCGACAAATTTAGATCTCTAGAGAACTGGTCTGTGCAGGATGGTGAATTGATAGGGGGTTTGGTTGGCATTAAAGGCATCGGACCAAAAATGTCGGAGGACATAATCCGCAGAAGGAAAATGGCAGAGCCTCTCACACCAAGGCAAGAGAAACTTCTGGACAATGGCACCACTCCATACGATGACATATTCGAGTGTGAACGCAGGTGGGGGCACATCAAAAAAGACCCGAGAGCGCACAACATCGTTTCTGATATCACAGACATCCAAGATCTCGATGGAGACAATCCCGGAACATTTGTTTTCTTCGGCAAGCTGACAGAGAAGAATCTGCGTGACATGAATGAAGTTGTGAACTTAGCGAAGCGTGGTGGTCGGAGAGTTGAGAATAATAACCTGTGGCTCAACCTCACATTTGAGGATGACACAGCACCAATCATTTGCACCATAGACAGGTTCAAATATAACAAGATGGGCAAACCAATCGTTGAGCAGTCTCGTGATGGGGATTGGTTTCTGGTGAAGGGTCATGTCAAAAAAGGCTTCAGAAAAGTCTACGTTGACAACATTCGCAAACTTAGTGACTCATAAGTCATTGATATAATTGATAAAGAAAGTATTTTACTTTTGAGGAGCAATAAGAGATAATAAGTCATAACTGAGAAAGGAAATGAAATGAAAGACCATCGTGTAAATAAGCTAGCAAAAGTTCGTGCAGAGATCGCGCACCTCAAAGAAGTAGAGGCTGAGTATGTTCGTGCTCTTAAAGAGTCTGGCCCCGGAACCTACGAGGGTGAAGAACATTACATCGTCATCAGCGATGTTGAGCGCAAAACTCTCGACATGAAAGCTGTCCGTAAGAAACTTAGCCGGCAGTTCATTCAGGCCAACACAAAAGTAACAAACAGCCTGTGCCTCAAAATCTTCGGCCACTCTGATCGGGAGGCTGCATAATGTCTAATGTAGATAGAAGCAACTATGGCAGGGCATCAAGAAGAGCATTCCTAACTCAGGACAGCGTGTTCCTTGGATTTAATGATTATCAAGATGGAGTCTGGGGTGACGACTATGAGACCAAAGGTGAGTATTGGCAGATTGCATATGAGTGGGGTCGCCAGCTCGCACAATACTGCGAAGTCAAAGATATAAAAATTGGCTGGAAAAGTGTTACCAAAATTCCGAGAGCTTTAACAAACTCAGTTTATGGAGCGATGCTCAATGACTACATCCTACATTGACTCAGAGCTTTTCTCGCTAGCAGACGAGACCATAGCTGCTCTGGCCAGCCCCAAGCGTGGGCTGGTCGGACAGCCAAGAATTTTCAGAGCACCTAGGTCGAATGCTCGCAAGGCAGCAAACACTGTCTATAAAAACATGCGCCAAGCAACAAGGTTTGTTCTCGAAGATGAGCTGACAGAATATGTTGCAAGGCTATCAACCCAGATCACCGCCGAGCGAGCTTACCAGATGCTGACAGAAGTCGCACGTCTGCCGGCAGATCTGATGTGGGTTGAGTGGAATGAGAAAGTTCGTGTGAAAGAAATAAATGCAGCTGTTGACATGCCTCTTGAAGACAATGATATAGGGCACATATCAGATCGTGTTGGTTATCTTTGCGAGGGCACAGGCGATGACACAGCAATATTCACAATGGCTTTCCGGGATAATAATTATGACAACAAAGTGACGATTGCAAATCAACCACTTTCAATTGGAGCAGAAAAAGTTTATGTATCCCCTGTCGGGTTTGAGTTGAATTTCTCTGGTCCATATTCTGAGGAAGAGAGCAGGAAGCGTGTCGCAGATTTCTTGTATAAAGACCAAGGCAAATCAGTTGATGGATTTCTCAATACAGGTATTGGTGGATACAGCAGTTTTGAAGACTTCCAACTTGCTAACAGACACGCTTCTCGCCAGCTACTCTCACGCTGGTGGTCAGTTCAGATGGCTGGAGAAGGGATGCTTGAGCTTATTGACTCTATTTCTGTTTGCCAAACAAACGCAGTCCACTGGTGGTGCCAAACAGACAATGGAAACTTCGACTCAGAGATGTTAGCCAGAGCAAGCAGCATGGCTCTGACATCAGCAGAAGGAGATGCCCGGTTCATGATCTGTCTTCTTGGTGTGCTTAACTTCGATTGGTTCATCAACGAGCCAGCAAGGAAATTCCCACACACAAGGATTCGCTACGGCAGAGTTCGCAAAGGCAATGAGTATCGAGTTGTAACTTTGAAGCTGCCAAAGCTCTCAGGAGAGATCGTCAACATATCAGAGCATGGCGATGAAGGGCCAACAAAAAGATTGCACGAGGTTCGAGGTCACTGGTGTGTCCGGAGAAAGTCCGGGAAACGCTATTGGCGTAAAGCACACAAGCGTGGAGACAAATCTCTCGGAACGATCACAAAAGACTATAAGCTAGACCATTGATATATAAGGCAAACAAAATACTTTACTTCTGGCTTCAGATAAGAGATAATCTCTACATCAACTGAGAAAGGAAAGACTGATGGAAATTAATTGGGGTCACGAAAAAGAACAGTTCATGAGCTACAAGGGCATTGTGAATCGCGGTGGCTATTTCAGCTCTGCGAAGCAAGCTGCTTATTTCGACAAGTTCGTCAAAAGCTCAAGCAACCACATTGGACCTTGCACAGCTTGGGACGATTCTATTGATGTCGCAGAAGGAGAATATATCTTGATCCTCGAGGCAACAGTTAGCGGAACTTCAGACTCTGAAGATGGCTCTAGGCAGTATGGTTGGGGTCGCCACACTCGGAATTATTCTCTTGGCTTCGTTTTTGACGAATTCGGTATTGCCCGGATGTATCGTTTGAAACGGAGATACATTGACGGATATAGTGAGCCAAGAGGAGACAAAACAACTGTCGAATTTGAGCGCGAAGATGATGCTCAGAGAATCTCAGAGCTTTCCAAAGGCATAGTCCAGAACAACAAAGAGATCTCTGATCGCAAAGCAGCGATCGAGGCGAAAAAAGCTGCTTCGGAATATGTTGGCGAGGTTGGCGACCGCATCGAGGTGAAAGGCACTGGTCGCC